GGGCGTCTGAAAACCCCACCATGGCCCCATCTATGTCTTCTTTGAGACACAGTGGCGGTTTCGCCCGCTGTCCTGCAGCAGGGTCAACCAGGCAAGCTCTGAATAGAGCGCGTGCCGTGGTGTTGATGGAGTACTTCCCCGAAGGGTGTCCATCGGTACCACTTTCCCCTTTCAAGGGGGGCACGTGCTCTGCCCTCAGAGCGGAGTATGAGGAGATGAAGGTTCTCCTCTTGTCGGTGGCGGAGGGGGAGCGCACGAGGCGCTCCCTTTCTCAAGCGTTGAAGAGCTGTTCTCGGTTCTTTGATGGCCCATGTGAGCCATGCGACAAGAGATCTTCATCGGAGGCTCGGAGAAAGTGGGCTGCCCGTGCGGCCCTGGACCTTCCTCCCCTCCCGCCCGTCAGCTGGTCGAATGACCCGATTGGGGAGCTGACCCGAGGAGTCGCGAGACTTCTCGGCCCCAATTGGGCAAAGGAGATTGAGAAGTATCGAGAATCCGCTCTGGTTCCGGACCAGAACGGATGTCTCGAACTTCCGAGGATAGATGGGGGGACTCTGGCGGTTGCTCCGGAGGACACCAGTGACGATCCCTTCCTCTTGCGTCTTGGCGTGGCCAAGACCAAGGGGAAGCATCGCGTGGTGACCATGCAATCCGCCCGGGTGAAGGAGGGCCTGACCCCCGTACATGAATGCCTCTATGACTTTATCAGTCGTAGAAGCTGGATTGTACGGGGCGAGCTTCAGGCCTCCCATCTCGAAGGGGTGGTCCGCGATCTTGGTGACGGTGAAGATTTTGTCTCGGGGGATTTTGAATCCGCCACTGACAACATCTTCCCCGCCGTCTCTCAAGCTGTCGCGGATCTCCTTTGCGAGTCCCCCCATCTTTCGGAGGATGAGAAGTTCCTCATCCGGGGTAGTTTTGATCCGGCCAATCTTCGTTGGGTGTCTCGATCTGGTAAGATCCACCCAATCAAGAGGGGCCAGATGATGGGCAATAAGCTTTCTTTCCCCATGCTCTGTCTGATCAACAGGGCGTGTTGGGGGATTGCCAATCGTCTTCGGTCGAACTACTCCGGTGTGAGGCGTCGGCGCCAGGTGAGAATTAACGGTGACGACATCGTCTTTTGTGGCGATCCGTTATTCTACTCCACCTGGGTCGGCGTGGTCACGACCTTTGGGATGGTCGTTTCTCGTGAGAAGACCGGGCGGTCTCGGAGGTGGTTGGAGCTTAACTCACGGTCTTATGACTGTGAGTCCTCCAGCCTCGTTCCGAAGCCCGTGCTCTCCTCTCTGAAACGCTCTTCCCTTCCTGGTTGTGTCCTCACAGCGCTTTGGGAGGGACTTCGGGATTGCAAGCGTGCCGTGCTCTTTTTTGCAGTGGCGGAGTGTCGTCACTCCATCATTGCTCACGGTGTCACAATTTCTTCAATCCCGAAATTCCTCCACAAAGCGCTCCTCCGTAGGAGGTGGTATAGGCAGGCGTTGCTGTCGAACCCTGATGTTGGCACCATCGGGGTTGAGCGCGCCTGGCCAGTCGTGACGAAGAGCTTTGCTCCTCATCGTGACTGGTGGGAAGATTATGATGTGCTCAATCGTAAGATCACCCTTGACGGAGTTTCGCTTCTCCGTGGGCTCAAGATCCGTGCTTTTGAGCAGCGACTTCTCCCCTCTGACCCCCCAAAGCTAGTGCCACGCGCGCACATCTCGGTCTCACGACCGAGGTGGGTGTGGAGGTGGCCCTCACCTCTGCTGGCTTTGTGGTTGTCGGAGGGGTTGCCTGTCGAGACTCCCGTTGGATCGTGGTGGGATGATCACCCATCACTTTCCGTTCAGAGGTCCATCAAGGTTTCCTCCCGTATTCCACCTCCTTCCTCTCTCCTTCCTCCTCCTCCCAGTTGTTTCGTCCCCTTCCTTGAGAGTGGAGAGCTGGCTCCAGACTGCCTTCGGGCAGCCTGGGTGCCTCCAGCTATCCCTCTTCGGAGAACCCTCGCCATGGGGCTCTCCGTCTTGGGGAGGAATCTTCCTGGGAGGAGTCTCTCCGCCCTTTCTGGGCTTGTCCGGTCGGTGTAGGACCGCGGTAGTTAGGGGGGAGAGTCGTTCCATCAGATGGAACGGTTGTGGAGGAGTGGTTGTCGAGATTGAGGTGTAGGGAGGACCTTCCCCGGCGCTGCAACAGGGGGCTCCATGACTCAGTGCGCTGAGTCATGCCTTGCCTTGGGTGCAGTGCACTGCCCCATGAGGGCATGGGTGTGGCATCCCCACCGGGGGTCCCGTCCGAATAGTGTGGACCCTGTGAGTGGATCGAAGCTCACAGGCGTGCCCAGAATAGGACGTCACCTACCTCCCTCTCTCTCTTCTTTCCCCTCCCAGGGGGGCTTTCCAGCCCCCCGCCCAACGCAACCGTTGGTGTTTGTTGACCACTCGTCCATGGGAAACCCCCATTCAACTTGGCACTCCAGCGTCAAAAGGAGAG